CGGGAGCCCAGCCAGTCACGCTGTCGTTTTGGGCTAATTCAACTCTGACCGGCACGTTTGGCGGCGCAATTCGCAATTACGCTGGCACGCGGTCCTATCCATTCACCTATTCGCTGCTGACTGCGAACACTTGGACGAAGATCGTCGTCCCCATTCCTGGCGACACCGCCGGAACATGGGTAATGCACGGCAATGCGGGGGCGGCTCAACTCTGTTTCGGGCTCGGCTGCGGTGCAAGCTTAACGGCCCCTGCGGGAGCCTGGAGCGCCACTGGCGCAGTTTCCGCAAATGGAGCAGCCAGCATCGTCGCCGTCAACGGCGCGACTTTCTATGTGACCGGCGTCAAGCTAGAGATCGGCTCGGTAGCAACGTCGTACAACCGGCAGTCGCTCGCTAAGAGCATGGCGGATTGCCAGAGGTATTACCAGACCATTGGCCAGGCTATGTTAGTGTCTGGGTACAGTGCTGCTGGTAATAATCTTTATTTTCCAATGCCGTTTCCGGTTGTTATGCGAGCGGTGCCTACGGTTGCTTATACCGGCATCGTTTACGGAAATTCTTCTGCTCTCGCTGCTGGCGCTGTTACAGCAAATATGGTTGTCAATCAATGTTTGGCTACGGCGGTTGGCTTGGCTTACGCCCAAGCGACGGCTTCAATGAGCGCGGAGCTTTGACCATGACCTATACGCAAGTCTGGGATCACCTGCGTAACCAACCTAGCGATCAATGCATCGTGCGCGACGAGGATGGCGCCTTCATCCCCATGGACCCGGACAATGTCGACTGCCAGGATTACCTCGCCTGGCTCGATGGGGGCAACGCGCCTAAAGCCGCCGCGCCGCCGCCGACATTGTTGCCGGAAATCGCGCCGGTCGAGGACCGCGTCGCCGATCTTGAAACGAGGGTCGACGCCTTGGAGAGCGACGATGGCCGCCACACAAACCCCTAATTACGGCTGGACTCAGCCCGCGGTCGGCGGCGATCCGACCACCTGGGGCACTGAACTCAACAACGATCTGGCGCTGATCGACGCCCAGGTCTACGCCAACGAGCAGGCCTCGGTGCTGGTCGGCATGATCGTGCAATGGGGCGGCGGCATGACCCCGCCGACCAACTGGATCCTGTGCGACGGCTCGTCCTATCCAACCACCGGAACCTACGCCAAGCTGTTCGCCGCCATCGGCTATGCCTGGGGCGGTTCCGGCGCGAATTTCAACGTGCCGAATTTACAGGATGTCTTTGCGCTCGGGGCCAGCGCGAGCGCCAATCCGCCCGCTTCGGCGGGCGGCTCGTTCAGCTACACCATCAGCGCGGCGCAGATGCCGGTGCATGCGCATGGGGTTAGCGATCCGGAGCACGCTCATAACATCTACGATCCGGAGCATATCCACGGCGTCGGCGATCCGACCCACACCCACGGCGCAAGCCAGGACGCGCATACGCATGGCGGCGTCGGCGTTGGCATTTCAGGGGCTGGGACCGGTTCTATTGCTGGCGCAGTCGGCGGCGGCAATCTTCAAATGGGTAATAGCGGCGGGGCTTCGGCCAACAACGTTTACATCGCCGGAGCTGGAACCGGGATCTATCTCGGTTATGCCGCGACCGGCATCGGCGTCTATGCTTCGCCAACGAATATCAGCATCCAGAACGCGGGCGGCGGGGCGCCGATCACCGTCGTCCCGACCTATGTCGCGGTGCCGTACATCATCAGGTTTCAATAGTGTCGACGCAATTTCGACCGATCGAGATCCCGCCCGGCGTGGTCGCGCTGCCGACCAAGCAGATGCGCTCGTCCAATTGGGCCGAAGTCAACCTCATGCGCTGGGTCGAGGGCCGGCTCGCTCCGGTCGGCGGACAAGCCCAATACACTTACCAGTTCGCCTCGCGCTGCAAGGTGATCCACAGCTGGTATGACCTCAACGATGTGTTTTACATCGCTTATTTGTGCGAGAGCAATCTCTACGTCGACCTCGGCGGCGCGCTCTACGACATCACCCCAGGCGGCGGCATCACGGCGCCGGTTCCGCTGACGGAAGGCGGTTATGGCGAGGGGCCGTATAGCGCCGGGACTTATGGCACGCCGCGGCCCGAGTCGACCATCAGCGCGCTCGACAAGGCGCCCGACGCCTTCTCGCTCGATAATTTCGGCGCGATCCTGCTGGCGATGACCTCGCCTGATGGCCGCTTGCTGCAATGGGATCCGAGCAATGGGCCGCCGGGGTTTATCTTTGGCATTGGCGCGTCGGCGGCCTGGGATACGACGGCGACCACCATCACCATGGTTTCACCAAGCGGCGGCCAAGCTGCGCCGGGAATGAACGTCTATAACAACACCGCCAACAATGAGGTTGGCGCGGTTCAGAGCTATACCGGCAACACCCTCACTCTAACTGCACCGGCGCTTAATGCAGGCGCGTCGGGCGACCTGCTTTATTTCGGCAACGTCGCCACGCCGGTGATCGCGGACTCCGGGCGCGGCGTCGTTCCCATCGGGCGCTCTTTCGTGGTCACAAACGAACGGTTTGTGATGATTTTCGGCGCGTACGACAACGTCAACGGCGGTTCGTTCCGGCGCTTCGCCTGGTGTGATCAGGAGAACCCCTACGCTTGGGATTACTCCAACATCACCAGCCAAGCCGGCTATCTCGACGTCGAGCCCGCGAGCCCGATCATCGCCGCCGTGGCCGGGCCGCTCGGCGTCCTGATGTGGACCGCGACCCGAACCTATCTCAACGCCTTTCTCGGCCTGCCCTACATCTACAACTACACCGAGATCAGCAAGAACTGCACCCCCTGGTCGCCGCAGAGCGTGGTGCCGACGGCGACGCTGACGCTGTGGTTCTCGCAGCAGGGGATGTTCAGCTACAACGGCGCTTGGGTGCAGCCGGTGCCATGCAAGGTGCGGCCCTGGATCGACGCCGACATCGACATCCTCAACGTGCGCGAGCAAGCCTGCGCCGTGCATGTGAGCCCGTTCTCGGAGTTCTGGTGGTTCTTCCCGCAGGGCGTGGCCAACAACCCCTCGGGCACGAACACCCGGTGCGTGATTTACAATTATCGCGATGGCTGGTGGTCGATGGGGCAGATGGCCCGTTCAGCCGGGGTCGCCGCTTCTTACACCGTGCAAACCATCATGGCCGATGGGCTCAACGCCTATCAACATGAGATCGGCGTCGTCTACCCGGCCAACGTGCCGCTGCCGTGGGCGGAAACCTTCGATCTCAACCTGACCTCGGGCTCGCGGCTGGTCACCGTCAAGCAGATGATCCCCGACATCATGGGCGATGTCGCCAATCTGCTCTATTCCCTATTTTACAAAAATTCTCGGTCGGTGATGCCTGGACCGACCGGAGCGCCGATCGCGGTGCAGGAGGCGCAGACCGCGCCGCGCCCGGTCAACACCTCGAATGGTTTCGTCGACCTGCGCACCACTGGGCGCGACATCCGGCTCAGGATCCAGCTGCAGGGGCCGCAGGTCAATCCGGTCACAGTCGGCCAGCACCTGGTCGACAGCGCACCGCGGGGAGATCGCTGATGGTCACCAGCCCTGGCTCCGGTTCGCCGCCGCAGGCCCGTCCGCCGCCGCCGCTGCCCAACGACCCGACCATCTCCACGGTGCTGTCGAACTTCCTCAACCAGTTTAGCTTGTGGTGCCGGCAGGGGTTCGCCGCCAAGCTCAACGCCAATACGGCGTTGAACGGGATCTTGCTGCAGGCGACCGACGCCCCGCCCGGCGTGGCGCCGAACGTCTGGCTGCTCACGGTCAGTCAGAATGGGACGTTCACCGCCGTTCCGGTGCCGCTCGGAGGTCCAGGCCCGACGCGATGACCATGCATCCCTATCACGCCAAGCTGGCGCGTCTGCTCGACCGGATGGGCGGGCTCTATACCGTGTCCGACATCCTGTCGGCGATCGCCGAGGGCCGGATGCAGAGCTTCGTCGAGGGCGAAACCTGGGCGATCACCCAAATCGCCTGTTTTCCCCGGGCCAAGCTGCTCGAAATTCTCGTGGTGGTCGGCGCGCTCGAGGATTGCCGGAAACTCTTAGACCGAATTTTCCAGTTTGCAGACGCCAATGACATCGGTCTGGTTCAGGCCTACGGTCGCCGCGGATGGCTCGACCATCCGTTGACCCAAGGCTGGAAGATTAGGACCAAAAGCTTCCTTTATCAGCGAGCACTCTGATGGGCGGATCCTCAACCACCAACACCCAAGGATCGAGCGAGTCGACCAACGAGATCCCGCAATGGGTGCAAAACGCCGGGCAGCAGAATTACGGTCTGGCCCAGCAAGTGGCCAACCAGCCCTTGCAGCAATTCCAGGGGCAGATGGTCGCGGACGTCTCGCCGCAGACCCAGCAGAGCTGGAACCTCGCCGCCAATAGCGGCAACGTCGGCCAGGACGCCCAAAACGCCGCCCAAGCGGGCTATCTCAACACGCTGTCGCAAACGCCGGGCGCGATCAATCCGGCTCAGCTCAGCTCCACCAACCTGTCAGGTTACGAGAACCCTTACACGTCCAGCGTGATCCAACAGACCTTGCCGTTGATGCAGCAGGCCAACGCCCTGCAGCAGAACCAGATCCAAGATCAGGCCTCGGCGGCCAACGCCTATGGCGGCTCGCGCATGGGCGTCCAGCAAGGCGTGGCGCAGGCGCAAGGGGCCTTGAACGAAGGCCAGATGGCGGCCAGCCTCAACCAAGCCAACTACGCCCAGGCGCAGCAAGGAGCGCAATTCGACGTCGGCCAGCAGAACGCCGCCGCGGCGGCCAATCAGCAGGCCGGCTTGAGCCAGGAGGGGTTGGTCAATCAAGCCTCGCAGGGGCTGGGCAATTTGGGCATCCAGCAGATGCAAAACAACATCGCCAATTACGGCATGTTGACCTCGGCGGGCGGCGAGGAGCAGACGCAAGCGCAGAACGACATCAACACCCAGATCGCCCAGTTCCAGCAGGCCAACCAGTACCCGCAGCAGCAGCTCGGGATCATGGAGTCGGCGCTCGGCATGACGCCCTACAACACCGGGACGTCGGGCACGTCGGCGAGCACCTCGACCACCACCCAGTCGAACCCGGCGGCGACCGCGCTCGGCGGCCTGCAGATGCTCGGCGGCCTGTTCGGCGCCAATGGCATGTTCGGGGCCAGCGGCGCGTTCGGCGGGCAATCCGATCGGAAGTTCAAGACCGACATCAAGAAGATCGGCATGAGCCACGGGATCCCGATCCATGCTTACAGGTACAAAGGGGATCCAAAGTCCTACCCGAAAGTGGTCGGCCCGATGGCCGAGGACGTGGAGAAGAAGTTCCCTGGCTCGACCGCGCCGATCCCGGGCGGGGGCGGCAAGATGATGGTTCACCCCGGCGTCCTGAGCGCGCTCGCCACCCCGCGCTCCTCCTCGGGGGTGCAGAAGGCGATCGACATGATCGGCCAGCGTCCGCAGCCCGGCGGGGCGCTGTCGCCGAACGCCACCCCGCCGACCCGGGGCATCCTCGCTGGCGGCAAACTTCGTGCTCCTGGCGCGCCCATCGTAGGGGCGCTCGGTGGCTGACGTCCCTGGAACCACGATCAACAGCGTCCCGATGGATCCGAAGGATCGCGACGTCATGGTTCGGACCTTGGCCGCCGAAGCGGGCGGCGAACCGCCTGCGGGTCAAGCGGCGGTCGCGCACACCATCCTCAACCGGGTGGCCGATGGCGGCTACGGTCAAGGCGTTGCCGGCGTCATCCAGAAGCCCGGTGAATTTTCAAGTTGGAATGGGGTGACCGGGTTCGCGCATGGCAAGGAAGCCAGCAAGCTGGTCACCGCGCCGCCTTCTCAGATCCCCAATTACACTCAGCTCGGCAATCTGGTCGATCAGGTTTACAGCGGCCAGATCCCCGACCCGACCAACGGCGCGACCCATTATTACGCGCCGCGCAGCATGGCGACCGGCCGCCCGCCGCCTTGGGCCGGTCCGCTGGCGGCTCAGAATTCGGTCAAGGTCGGGAGTCAGATCTTCGTTGGCGGTTCGATGGGGCCGGGCCAGGCCATCCCCAATCAGGTGACCGGCGGTTACCAAGACATAGGGGCGATGAGTGGCTAACACCCCTGGCACGACTGCGAACTCTGTGCCGACCGGCGTTTATTCGTCATCCGATATCGCTTCGGCGCTTATCCGCGCTGGCGTTCCGGCGAGCGTCGTTCCGACTTTGACTGCGGTCAGCGGTGCGGAAAGTCGTTTCGGCGCCAATCCGGTCAGCCCTCCCAACAAGAACGGCAGTCGCGATTGGGGAGTCTTCCAGATCAACGACGCCGCTCATCCGCAGATGGGCGGCGCGAAGGTCGCCAGCCTGCCGCTCGATCAGCAAGCGGCGCTGGCCGCCCAAATTTACAGGAGTGAAGGGCTTAATGCTTGGACGACCTATAAGAGCGGGGCTTACAAGTCTTTTCTCGGCGGCTCGACTCCAGCCACGTCGGGCGCGCCTCCTGCGGCCAAGCCGACCGGCGTCGGGGCGGCGATCGCCTCGCTGACCGCGGGCTCGGGCGACGCCGGCCAGGGGCCGAGCCCGATCCAAGACCTGCAGAAGACGCTCGGCGGCGGCGCGGGCGCGGGCGGATCGGCGCAGAACGCGCCGCCCGGCCAAGCCGATCTCCAAGGCCAGATGGCGGCGGGCTTCGGCCCCGGCGCGATGCGCCAGGCGCAGATCGCCAACCAAGCGCAACAAATGATGGCCGCCTATCAACAGCGCGCAATGCAGCAGCCGAGAGGCCCGCAGCAGGTCGGCACCCATCTAGCCTACGGTCCGGGCGGCCAATTGCTGCCGATGGCCGATCCGACCACGACGCCTGGCACCACCTTGACTTCCACGGGAGGCCTCTATGGCTAGCAACGACGATCCCGCCGCGGACATGATGAATGTCATGGGGATCCAGGGGCTGACCAACCCGAACCCCTATCTCGAATTCACCGGCCAGATCCCGATGGCCGGTTATGCCGGCGCGCCGGTCAACGCCGCCACCGGCCAGCCGATCGCCAGCTATCCAGGGCTCCTGGCCGGGCTCAACGCCGCTAATCCAGCGCCCGCGGCGCCGGGCACGACGCTGAACAGCGGCGCCGCGACGCCCAGCCCGGTCAACAGCCTCTTCTACGGCATGAACCCCGGTGGATCGGGGCCCGGTCCCGCCTTCGGCGGGACGGATCCCGCCTTCACGCCGGGCGCACAGGCGGTCAATCCGGTCCCGGCGGCGGCGGCGCCAGACAACGCCGCCAATGCGCGCCAGGCCTATTTGCAGGCGCTCGCCAACCCCGGCAAGGTGACGACGCCGGGGGCGGCGATGCAGCCGGGCGCGGCCCAGACCGGGGCGCCCCAGCCCTCGGTCCTGGCCGCCTTCCTGGCCGCCCACCCGCAGGGCGGTTCTACAGGGGCGGGCGGCTATAACAATGCGACCTTCTTCAACACCCTGAACCAGCTGCAGGCGGCCAAGGGAGCGACGGCATGATCGGCGAGGAGCTGCTCAATCTGATCCGCGGCCCGGTGCTGCCGCCTGGGACGCTCGGCGGCGCGCCCAACCCGACGCCCAATGCCGGCCAGCCTTTGCCCAAGCCAGCCTCGCCTGCCGGTGGCGGCCCCAATGCGCCAACCCCGCCCAGCGGGCCTCCTGCGCCTCCCAGCGCGGCCCCGCAGAGCCCCCAGGATCTCACCCAGCTCTATATGCAGCTCGAAGCCCGCAATCGCTCGGCCAACGAAATCGATCGCGGCCTCACCACCATGGCCGCCTCGTTGTCGACGCCCAGCATGGCGGCGGCGCTGATGGGCAATATGCCGCAGGAGCGCGACGCCGGCGCCCAGCTCGGCAACATGATGAAGATGCAGCAGATGCAGTACCAGCAAGCCGCCTTGGCGCAGCTGCGCTCGCCGCAATTCATCAGCGAGATGTCGAGCCGCACCGGCATGTCGCCGGAAATGGTCCTGGCCGGGGTCAACTCGGGCAAGGCGGGCGACATGATCACCGCCGCGTCGGGCCTCAGTGGACCGCCCAACATTCAGGACATGACCCGGGCCAAGGTGGCCTGGCAGCAGCAAAACCCCGGCCAGACGCCGCCCGATTACTTCAACTCGCCGGACAAATGGGCGGTCCACACCCAGACCGAGGGCGACCGGGCCAAGGAGATCGCCTCGACCCAGAACAATTTTGACAGCGCCACCAAGGCCTACGACCAGCAACTGAGTCAGGTGAACCAGTTGCTCGATCCCAAGAACAAGCAATACCTCAATGAATTTCTGGGTCCGGCCCAGCAGCATACGCCAGGGGTGCTCCTGTCGCCGCAGGCGCAAGAGCTGAAGGGGATCTACGATCAGGTGATGGCCGGCCAGTTCGGCTCCGCGGTGCAGGACTTCCCCGGCTCGCGGATCTCGACCAAGGAGCTGACCGCCGATGCGCCGTCGAAGAGCAACATGACCCTGAGCCAGGGCTACGACGCCTTCATCCGGGCGACCCAACGTTATCAGGACACGCTTCAGGATCACCGCGCCGGGATCTTCGGCAAGGCGCAACAATTGAACTCGCCCAACCTCACCGATTACGACTACGACAAGCGGGTCGACGACATCTACAAGCCAGGCGGCGCGTTGGCCGGAGACAACACGCCGAAGCGGACCTCGACCCCGGCGCAGATCCAATCGACCGCTGACCTGCTCAAATTGCCCAAGGGGCGGGCCTATGTCGTGCCCAAGGGCTTCGATGAAGCAGGGCAAGTTCGCTACGCGGGTTATTGATCATGGCCAGCTGGGACGACGCCATCAAAGCGCAACAGGGCGGCGCCGCCGCCGCCGCGCCCTCGGGATCGAGCTGGGACCAGATCGTCAAGCCGGTGCCGCTGTCGACCGATGCGCCCAAGCCGCAGGCGCCCGGCGACTTTTTCACCAAATATCTCGGCGTTGCGCCAGCCTCCGAACTCGACCCAAACTGGAAGCCCTCGGGCAATAGCCTCAAGGACTTCTTCACCCGCCCCATGGCCAAGACCGAGGGCGTGGTCCCGGCGGCGAGCGACACGGCGCTGTCGATCGGCGATTACGCCACGCTCGGTTTCGGCGGCAAGATGCTCGGCCCCGGCGCGCAGCAGACGATCGCCCAGGCGCATCGCAACATGGGGCTGATGGATTATGGCGCGCAGGCGATCGGCTATGCCGGGCCAGGTTCGGTTCTCGGGCCAGCGGCGCGCGGGATCGTCGGCGCCGTGCCTGGAGTGACTTCGGCGGGGGCTGGGCTGGCCACCCGAGTCGGGGCCGGAGCGGCGGCGGGCGGGCTCGAAGGCGCAGCCGCGGGCGCAGCCGGAACCTATGGCCACAACCAGGGCTGGGACGATCTCAGCAACGTCGGCCAGGGCGCGCTGATGGGCGGGATTACCGGCGCGGCCGGCGGCGTAGCCTCCAGGGGCGAGGCTGGGCCAACCCAGAAAGGCCCAACCGAGGCCGAGGTCGGTCAACCGGGCCGCGGCGGCGCGCCGACCGGCATGGTCGCCGACAAGGAGAAGGCCTACGCGCCCTTAAACACAATCTACTTCGATAATCCGTCGTACGCCGGGCCGATCAGCACGGTCAGGAACGCCATCAATCTTCAGAACAACCCGCTGGGCCGGAAGGGTATTGACGTCGGCATCACGCCCGAGATCGACAAGATCGTCAACGATGTCGCCAGCCAGTCCTCGGTCACCGCCAAGAACCTGCAGGAGGCGAGCTATAAACTGCGCAACAACATAGACAACGGCGCCAATCCGGTCGCGCACCGCTTCGCCGACGCCCTCGACTCCACCTTGTCCAACGGCGCGCCGAGTCCGGGCAGCGTCGGCGCGACCGGAGCCCCAGCGCAGGTCGGCGAGGCCGCCGCGGCGCAGAAGGCGGGCAATGCGCTGTATCAGAAGATCCAAGATCTGAACCGCCTGGGCGCCGACCCGAGCGAACTCACCAAGGCGGCGGTCAAGCAGACCATGAGTTTTCCTTCGAACGCCCCCGGCACGGCGCAGGGCGACGCGCTCGCCAAGCTCTATGGATCCTTGAGCCCGAGCTTCAGTCCTTTCGCCGCTCGGCACATCCTAGCGCCGGTCGCTGGCGCTGGAACCGGCGCGCTCGAAGGCTATGTGAACGCCGCCGAGGGTCAGGATCCCTACACCAATGCGCTGATCCACAGCGGCGAAGAGGCGATGCTCTTCCATGGACTGCATTCAGCCGCGGCGCCCAAGCCGGCGGCGAACCTCAATGCGGCGCGGTTCACGATTGGAACAGGCCGACCGCTCACCACCACCGGCGGCGACATCGGCAACGCGATCTTGAGGGCGACGATCGCGCACGCGGCGTCAGGCTACCCGCAACCTGATCAGAGCCAATAGCGTTTCACGGGAAATAGGGAGGACGAGAGCGGTGCTCGTCCTCCCCCGAATTGCCGCGGCCACAGGGGGTGTAGGCTTAAACGGCAATCCGGCTGGCCCGTGAACGAACGCCCACAAAGCCAAGCAGACCAAAGCCTAGCAGCATCAGCGCCCAGGTCGAGGGCTCGGGCACGCCGGTGGTCAACTGGATCGAGCCGCCGAACGACTGCCGCGGCGCGGTGAAGTCGATCGCGAACTGCGTTTCGTCCGAGGTGAACGGCCCGGTCGCCGTCGAGAATGGACCCGCGGAACCGTCGAGCAGCGCCACCGGGAAGGTGTGCGAAGCGAGCAATCCGCCATCGGCGAAGGTCGACTCGGTGGTCGGGCCGGGGTCGTTGGTGAGCCCGTTGACCGTAAACGTGCTGAGCGTGTTCCCGCGCCCGTCGATGGCGCTTTGCAGGATATCGACCGTCAACGTGTGCGAGCCGGTGAAGCCGGCCGCGGCGCTGGCGTCGAGGGTGACGCTGGAAAGGTCGGCGTTGGGCAGGATCGGGCTCCCCTGCGCGGCGATGGTGATGTTGGCGAAATTGGCGTCGTTGGCGGTGAGGCTGGCCGCGCCGGTGGTGATCCCGGTGACGTTGTCGATCAGCGCGCCGTTATCGAACACCTCGATTTGCAACGTCGCCCGCGCCGGACTCGCGAGCGCCGCGAGCAGCGCCGCTGATAGAAGAAGCTTATTCATGTCACCCTCCTAAAGGGAAACGTCGGCGGGATGCCGACGCTCCTTGGATCTCTAATATCCGTATCATTGATACGGATATTTTTTGCTACTTCGGCTGCGGGCGCTGGGGCGCGCCGGGCCGGGTCGGCAATTGTCCAGCGGTTGGCGGTCGTTGGCCCGGCCGCTGCCCAGGCAGACCCTGGCCGGGCTGCGGCGGCCGACCGCCTTGCGGCGGACGCTGACCAGGCAGACCCTGACCCGGCCGCGGCGGCTGGGGGCTGGGCAGCTCCTGATCGGGGCCTTCCTCGCCCTCGCCCGGCAGTCCCTGATCGGGCTGTCCGCCCTCGGGAATGTCGACGACGAAATAGTGCATTTTCTTGTGGCCAGTCGAGCTGACCACCGCAGCTAGAACCAAAGCCTTGCCCTCGGGAACGCCGGGGAGGTCGAGCGGCGGCCAGACGGTGCCCGGGGGCGGGTCGACGGGCGGCAACGGTTGACCGGCGACCGGCGGCAGGCCGACGTCGGGATGCTCGGGATCGAGCGGCCACACTGGCAGCTGGCCGGCGTCCTCGCCGCCGCCCTCGCCCTCGTCGACGCCCCAATCGGGATCCACGGGCCGGCCAGGACGACCGGGGCGAGATGGCAAATGACCGGGATGCCCAGGCGCGCCAGGGAAGCCAGGGAGCTGACCGGGGCGTCCAGGGCGCCCAGGAAGCTCATGGTCGGGGTGCCCGCCGCCCGGTTGGTCGAAAAACTGAATGTACGCCCACGAACCTTGTGCCATTAGCGTTTCTCCTTTGCTTTAAATTCACCGAGCGCTTTCATCGCCAGGATGATCTCTGGTTCCCCGGCGACCTCTTTGATCTCCTGATCAGTGAGTTCGCGCAAGATCAATTCGTCGCCATAGACCATAAGATGATGACAGTAGAAACATATCGCGACATCGCCGGGTTTCGGTCCTCGACCACCGCTGGTCGGATCGGCGGCGTCCATATCCTTGCCACAGTTGGTGCAGCGCGTGCTAGGGACGCGATAGCTCATGCTGGCTCCGCGACCTTGAGGTTCTTGAACACTGAACGATAGAGCGCGTCTTTTCGTTGCAGGGCTTTGACAATCCGCCGGTCGAGATCCGAACCCGAGAGGTCGATGTACGACACATATTCGCCCGTCTGGCCGCGCCGGTGGATCCGATCTTCTATCTGGTCCCTGGTGTCGGCGCTGTAACTATTTTCAAAGAAGATCATCGTCCGGCATAAATCATCCGGTCCCGGGCCGCCGAGCAGGGTGTGGCCGTATTTGGAGGCTTCCGCTTGCAGGAAGATGGTGCGGCAGAAGGGGTCGGTGTTGAAGCGCCGCTTTTGGTCCTCGACCTCGTCCGCTTTCATCCCCCCTTTGATCCAAGCGCCGCCGCCCAGCGCGTTGGCCAGCATATCGAGGACTGGCCGGTGGCGATAAACGATACACACCTTGCCCTCAGTTTCCTCTTCCAGAAGCTGGCGCAGAAGGTTGAGACGCGGGTTCTCATCGGGGAGCACAAGCTGATGCGCGTCACCATGTTCATCGTAAACGAAGCCAGTTTGGATCTGGGCCAACTTTTCATATTTCGCGATCGCCACGTCGACTGTGACATAGCCTTCCTCGATGGCGAGTAGGAACTCATGCTCCATTGAGGCGTATTGGCGCGCCTGCTCGTTCGACATCGCATAGTCGCGAATGGTGAAGTCCTTGCGCGGCAACGATGGCAACCAGTCTTTCTTTTTCGCCTGGAACACCACAGGGGTCATCATCGAGGCCAGGAGATCGGTGTTCTTGGCCTGCACCACCTCGCGCATCTGCCATCCGCCCATGATGCAGAACAGGCCGCGGAAGGCGTAGAAGTTCCGATCTTGGAACAGGCCGAGCGCGCGCAATTGCCCCCACAGATCCTGTGGTCCTTGCGTCTGCGGGCGCCCAGTCAGGCAGCGCACCCAGCGGCAGATCGGAGCGAGCCGGTGGACGCATTTGGTCTGCTCGGACTTGTTGCTCTTGATCTGGATGCTCTCGTCGATCACCAAATAGGCCTTGCCGCGCTTGGCCCATAGCACCATCGCCTGCAGCACGTTGGGCCTGCGGATGGCTTCGTAGTTCAGGATGAACACCGGCGGGCGCTCATGCAAGCTGTTGATAAATTGCCCCGCCTGTTTCTTCTTGGCCGACTCGAAGACATGGACGTCGAAGTCGAATTCGTGCTTCTCGATTTCGTCGACCCAGCCCTCCTTAAACGTGTTGGGGCAGATCACGATCAGCCGATCAGCCTCCTCGGCGATCGTCAGGCCTTCGAACTCAGTCAGCGCGGTCAGGGTCTTGCCGAGCCCTTGCTCCATGAACCAGCCGACGCCGGGCTTGCCCCTGGCGAAATCGAGGCCCGCGATCTGGACCGGGTCAAGCGTGCTCATTTTTTCCTCCACGTTCCATCGCCGACGCGCTCGATCGTCCCGAACTTGCGCAGCTCCTCCAGCCGCGAAGTGACCGAGTTAGGTGAGAAGCCCGCGGCCACAGCTTTGGGCAGCAGATCTTTCGCGCTTTGAGGCCCGCTAGACAGGGCGGCCATGATGATCCCGTTGAGGCCCTTCTCCAGATTGGGGCCTGGCGAGGCGCGCTTCGCGGTTCGCTTGGGCTTGGTGATGTGTTTGACGGCGTGCGCGATCGCCTCGATCGGGATCCGGGGTTGACGCTCGACCATCTCCTCGACGCTGAGATCGTCGATCGGCAGGAACTTCGACATCAGGCCGAACAGCGTCTCGCCGTCGATGGTGAACCCGATCTTGAATTTAACAGTCATCGCCCGGTTCCTTGTCCATGCCGTCGAGCCAATCCCGGACCGGAGGGCACGGCAGGCACATGCAAACGAAGGCGATGAGGCCAAGCAGGATGGGGAACCAGTTCATAGGCGGTTCTCCAGTTCAGTGATCCGGCGATTGAAGAGATCGAGGTCAGCGTGGACGATCTCCCAGCTTTCTCTGTAGGCGTCGTTGAGAGCGCCCAGCGCCAGTTTCATTTCGACGTTGGATCGCCGCGTCACGCGAATGACTCCGTTGATCGCGATCGCGCAGGCGAGCGCGCTGAGGACGCAGGCCCACATCGAGATGATGGTTATGATGTTCCAGATCACTTCGCCCTCCGGATCTTCGCCATGCGAACGACGTGGCCCATAGACGGCGTGGGTTGAGCGACAGAGGCCGCCTCGTAAGGGACGAAGCCGAGCTTGTAGCCCAGCGCCCGCGCCACTGCGTTGAGCGTAGCGGCCTGCGGCTTGCGCGTCTCGCCGTCGAACCAGTCGTGCAGCGTCTTCGAGGTGACGCCAGAGGCCTCTTCGATTTTCTTGTAGGAGAACCCGCTCAGCTGCACGACGCCGCGGATTTCGTCGATGATCGGATCCTTGTCGACGAACGAGTAGCTTTTGTAGGTGAAGCCTTTAGCCATCAGACCATCATCCTCGGTGGTAGCGGGATCTTAACGTCGTGCGGCCTCCACAAATGGAGCACGTAGGGGTGGATCGAGATGTGCTCGTCCTCGGCGACGTGCAGCTGCATCGCCACTTCGTTGGGATGAAAGAACGTGCGCTTGGCGTACTCCATTTCAGCCCAGGTTGGCGTGCGCTTACTGACATGAAGGCTGACCGAAAGGTGATCCCAACCCGCGTGGTTGCTGGCGAGGCAGCGCAGCTGTTCTCCGGCGAGCGGGTAGGGGATCAGGAAGGCGCCTTCGCTGTCAGCGTGCTCGGTGGGCGTGTCGGGGATGCGAAAGGCGTCGAGGGCGCGCAGGTTACGCATCGGCCTCCTCCTGCTCTTTCTGCAGCTTGAGGTCGCGCTCGACCAATCCTTTTGCTCGGTAGACCGCGCCGAGCGCCTGACCGAGCGCAAAGGCGGTTTCATCTGAGGTGTCGCTTTCGAGTTGAGCGCGCATCGCCACCATCTCTCCGTAAGCGGTTTCACAGCGCGCTAGGATCTCGACGAGCTTCATGCGTCACCGAGCGGGCGCGGGGCGGGATCAAACAGGTTCTTTGGAGTGATGACGCGCGTCTGAGCAACGCTCTTCTCCAGCGAACCTTCCAGCGCCTTGCTGCGAAGATTGGCTAGCGTAGCAATGTCGACCCAGCGTCTGGCGTCGCTCGGATTGCCGGTCAGGATCTGAGCGAGGCTCGACGCGATCAGCTCCAGCGCCTCTTTGCTTTCTGGCGGCAACGTCTCCCAGTTTTTCCCGCGCCGAAATGCGAATTTTAGCCCCTGAGCGAGCGCGCTCATGTCTTCGAAAAGGCTGTCATCGAGGTTCATCAGGTTCCCTTCAGATATTCGAACAGCACGCCGACCCATTGCCCGCTGCCGTAGAAGCAGGTGCGGATGTCGGCCTGCTCGACCCATGGACTGACGTACATGTTGCGCGCCTTCCAGCCGATCAGAACCGCTGGCATGCCCGCGGCGATGATCCGGTTGCCTTCGACCCACTGGCGCTCGGTGGGGAAGAAAAGGTTGCCGCTGACAATCTTCCCTTCGCCCCAGAGGATGGGATGACCGGGTAGCTTCATCACCAGATCCAACAGCCCGGTCGCCCAGCGGTCCTCCCACCGCCGCGCGTACCCGCCGGGGAGAGCATTGATCTCCCTGACGAGTTCGCGTTTTCGGGTCGCTTCGTCCATCACTCAGCCGCTTTCAGGATCTTCTTGACCACTTCGAAGGTGATGACGATGCGGCCTGTGTGCGGATCGTGAGCAACCAGGAGGTCGTTTTCGATGAGGACCAGATCGTGCTTTTCGACATGAGCGCGAATGTGCGCGTCCAACGTCTTGGCGAATTGCTTGATCGGGTCCGTCATTTATTCCGCCGCTTGCTGATGGTTGCCGACGATGCCGTAAACGCCCTCACGAACGCGTTCGATCTGACCGCTCTTCTGCAGCGCCGCGAGCCCGGTCGAGAGCGAGCCCGGCGATAGGTTAGCGCGCTCCAGGGCGTCCTTCAGATCCTTGGCGCTGGCTTCGCCCTGCTCGCCCAATGTCGCCAGGATGGTGTCGTTGACCTTCGAGCTGCGCACCCGTTTCGGTTGGGGTGGCCCATGCTCCCGGCGCGGCCTAAGCGACGGGGTGGCGTCGCCCGTCTCCCTGACGATCTTGCTGACGATGACCTGCATCGTGCCGGCGACCGGCCCGACCTTCTCGATCATTTCGATGAAGCTCTCCTTATTCGGGCATTTGAAGGTGATTTCATACGTGTTCATTTCGGTTCCTTGTTGAGCACCTCTAATTGCGAGCCGTAGATCTCCAGAGCGCACCGCATGGCCCGGCTGGCCATCCTCAGGTGAACCCCGATCCTTAGCATGTCGGAAGTGTTTTGGGCCTTGTCGATGTGCTCAACAACGATCTCCAACACCTCGTACAGAGTGACGGCGAAGGGGTAGGTTAGAGCTTCATCAATTGGGTCCATGCGTCTCTGTGCGCCTCCCCGAGGCTGTAGAACCGGCCCGAAAAATCCCGCAGAGGATCGCCAACGCCAATCCGCAGCCAGCCATAATCCTGGGTGCTCTTGTATTCAAACAAAACAATTCTGTAAGCCTTGTTTTTGTGGGTGACGACATGGCTGCGGTTGCCATTGGCGGTTCGGCTCCAGTTGCTGAGGTCCATGAAGGTGTAGCGTTCGTAGTCGAACGAGGGCTGGAGTCCAGGATTGCGCTTGTTCGGTCGCGGCTCCGGCGGCAGGAGCTTGCGCGCCATCTCCCGCATATACGGGTTGGCGCGCGGATCCTCAGCCAGGGCGCGGATCTTCTCCAGCTTGGTGCGCCGATCAGTCAAGCCCGGCCCCTTTGCGCATGCAGATCCGCTGCATCAGGTAGAGCAGCGCCGTGGTCGGATCGGACGCCATCGTCTGCTTGCCAAACATGCCGTAGGCGATGCGGGTGGCGATCGACAGGCGCAGGACGTTGCGACCGCGCTCGTCGTAATAGGCCCCGAGCGCCTGGGTGGCCATGTCCTCGGCCTCCTTCCACGTCTCGGGCACTTCGATCAGCTGCTTGTTTTTGCCGATGTTGACGAACTTCATACCCAGCCGCCCTGCCCGAGCTGGGGCAAAAGATGCGCGATGCAAACCGCGCAGAGGCGTTTGTCTTCATCACCCTCAACCGTGGCGACGCGCACCACGCGAGTATCCTCGTTCGGGCATGGTTCGCATTGCGGGCGAGTGAACCCCTCGCATTTATTCTCCATCGTCGTGCTCCTCGACAATAAACCGCCGGATCTCGCAGCCGTAGCGGCGCGCCATCAGGCCGAGGATCTCGATCATCATCTCTTCCTGCCCTTTACGCGAAAGCTCTGGGTAGGCGTCGAGCAGAGCGAGCTTGATCACCCCATGGTTAACGATCGCCGTAACCTTGACGTAGTTCTCTGGACTGAGCTGTGGCATGCGTTCCCCCTTTGCGAAGAGGCCCACCCAGCAATCGGGGGGCGATTGATGTGGGTGGACCTCTTCTACCCCCTGGGACGCAGGGGGTTCTTAAAATGGAATGTCGTCCTGGTCGTGCGCTGGCGCCTGGGTGGTGTTCGCGTACCGGCCCGCAGGCGGCTTGTCGGCGTTGATCGTCTCGGCCTCGGCCTCGAAGTCGGTGACGAAGCCGCTCTTGGCGTACTGGTCATACAAGGCCTTCGCCTCGATCCCCTCCGCTTCCGTCTGCAGATTGCCCAGATATTGATATTCGTAGGTGTAGTAGGGGTCGCCGGTTGGCCCGGTCTTGCGCTGGCTGACGATCTTGTAGCGTTGGAAATACTGATCAACCCCCATCGCTCGGGCAGTGGAGATGAAGTTCTGGGTCGGCCCAATGCCCGTCCTGGCGTTGGTGAACACGCACAATTGCTTCTTGCCGTTGGGCAGGTCGATCAGCCACAGCACGTCATAGGTCAGCGTGGCCGCGGGTTTGGAGTTCGGATTGTCGTCTTGGCTCGACCCAAACTTATGCATCTTGTTCTCAAACACCGTCGACTTGACGTGCCACTTGTAGACGCGCGGATTGCCGGGGAACCGGACCTCGAAAACTTGGTTCGGCACATCCCAATGGATGCCGTCCGAGGCGGTCGCCAGCGGCCCCTTCTGGCCGCCATCGCCAGGGAGGCCTTTCGGCGCCCAGAGCTGGTAGCTCTTGCGCAGGAAGATCGGCGTCCCGCTGACCGAGGGGCCGAAATCCATGTTCAGGATCGTCATCCAGAAGTTGCCGACCTGGGCCCCTGGCGTGCGGTCCATGATCTCCGGCGACTGCCCGGCTAGGATCTTAAGCCGCGGCGGCTTGAGATCGCTCTGGTCGATGTTGCCCATCGACGCGCCGGTCGAGGCGGCCCTCATCCATTGAGGAACCTCTGCGCTTTCTGTTCTCGCGACTTCATTTGCCATAATGATGTACTTTCCTTTTTCGCCATTCCAGCGATAGCGGGGCTTTTCGAAATTCATCTCACGCCTTCGTGATCGAAACGTAAGGCGTTGGCGTGACTTTGAAGATTTCGCTCGGCAACGGGCGCTTGGCGAGCGCCTCGTCCTTGGCGAAAGCCCCCAGCGTCTGGGCGTTGACGGTTTCGATGATCAGCCCTTCGTTGCCGGTCTTCTTCAACCATTCGAAAGCGGCGGGCTTGTTGAGCATCGAGGCCGACCAACGGTCGTTGATGCTGACCCGGCCCACGTCGATGACGTTGATCGTCTTGACGCCCTGGTTTTCGAACAGGCCGGGGATCATCTCCTGCGACATAGTGTCGACAAGCGACTGGAGCGCGCTCATTCGCAACGCGAGCTTTTTGACCGTGTCGCGCAGCTCGGCGAAGTAGGTGACAGCGTCGGGGATGTTCTTGTTCTCGATCGAGATGTTGGCGTCACGCGTGGCGCGCTCCAGCAACGAGTCGAGTTTCTGGCCAGCGTACGTGGCCGCAGTCTGGGTATCGAATTGCATCTGCTTATCCTCTGGTTAAGACCACACAGGGGCCTTGCACTCAGAGCTATTAGGACTGTGTGGGACTGTCAAGTGGAAAGCTTGCCAAGATTGTCGTTTTGTGGTCCCTTCGTCGGTGTCCGCAGCTGGGAGATCCCATGTCGGTTCTAACCACCCTCGCGCTTATGACTTCCGCCGTCGTCGCCAAGCTTCGCGAACCGCCGGTCGACGTCGAGATCACCCGCCTCCAGGCGAAGCTCGATAAGCTCGAGCGCGAGTTTGAGGATATCAACCGGGAGCTCGACCAGACTATTCTCGACCTTACGACTTCGAGGATTGAAGCCGATCGCTGGCGGGCGTTGGCCGAACGGCGCGAGGAGCAGCAGCGGCCTGCGGGTCCAGATTTTGGCGTTCACCAGATTACCGAGGAAATGCGCTTGCGCCTGCAAGCACAGTTTCAGGCGCAGCAACTGATGGCGATGGCGCAATCGCAGCAGGCGAACATGAATATGCAGCAAGCGCAGTACCATCAAGGCCTGGCGCAGCAGAACTACTTTCAAGGCAACCTTGGCGCGCAAGCCCAGGCGCTTGAGTGGTGCAATTGCGTCCCGGCGCGGCACGATATGTTCAGACTCGGCTGATCGGATCCAGCACCCGGCTGAGCCGTTCGGCGAGCGCGTCCCAACGCCGCGCCGCATCCCGATCGTCCTGACGGATCGCCCGCATCGCCATCTTTTCAGCAATGCGCTTCAGCGTCGCGACCACCGCCTCCGGCTCGTCGGCCTCGACCAATTCCACAATTTGAAATCTGAGCGCGTCTTTTTCGTGCGCGTTTAACGCCACGTCGCGCCCTTCACCGCCCACATCTGCGCCGTCTGCGCCTCGGTGATGGCGATCGCGAACATGCGCTTGATCTCGGGATCATCGGTCGAGCCGCCGTAAGTGTGGCAGAGATCGATGAAGGCCGCCGCGGCTTGCTTCAACTCGCGCACCGTCTCGTCGCCGCTCGGATTGAAGGTCAGCCCGACCGCACGCTCGCCGAAGGTCATTGCCCCTGTAGCCATTCCGCGAACCCCGGCGCCTGATAGTCGATCTGCGCCCGGTGCTTGCCGAGCAGATCCTCGCGCGTCAAGCCAAGCTTGATGAACTTCTCAAGCGCCTTCTCGGCGCGCTCCGGCGTCATCGGCGCAGGCCGCGCAAGAATGGTCTGCCCGCAGCACAGGCAAGTATGGATGTCGGTGCTGTCGAGCCATTCCGCTTTCACATCGTCCTCCGGCGCTCGGCCTGGGACATCTTGCCGCGTTTGACGCCTTTGGCGGTCGGCTTGTTCGATCCAGGCTTGAGCGAGCCGCTCTTTTGAAGCGCGGAGGTGCCAATCGCGTAGGCGCTCGACGTGCCCCAACCCTTCTTCTTCAGCTGCTTGACCGCTTCGTCGAGGATCTGGGGCATCACGCCACCGCGATTGCGTTGGAGGTCGCCGGGGCCGAACCTGCGCCATTATGCGCGGTCACCCGGCAAGAAACATTCGTTCCCGCATCGGCGCCAACCGTCACATAGGTCGCTGCGGTCGCCCCGGCGATGTTCGCCCCGCCGCGCAGCCATTGGTAGGTGTAGGAGGTTGGGCTGTTTTGCCAGATCCCGGTGGTGACGCTAAGCGTCGTCGTGCCGGTGGCGAACGGCGCCGTGGTGTTGACCGGCGGCAAGATCGCGCTCAGTTCATTGTCGATCAAATCGGCCATCACCGTATTGGCGAGATTGCCCGCCTTGCCGCGGTTGATCAGCAAGAGCACCTCGTTTACGAACGGCGTTTGCCCATTGACGCCTGGGCGAAGACCTCTCGGCGCGTTCTGGATCGTCATGTCGCAGGTCGTCGGGTCCGGATTGAGCGCAGTGACAATCGCCTGCAGCTCAGCCCCGATGGAGCCATAGAACGGATAAGAGCCAACGATGAGGTTGAGCTTACCGGCGAAAGTGACGGGATCCATCATTGGGTTAGTCCTATCGGCGTGAGCGCGTCAGGCCCGTTGTAGCCCGGCTGCAGTCGTCTCGACCAAGCGAGGATGCTCGGGTCCATCGGTCCGGCCCCGGCGGCGTTTTGATGAGCGATGATGCTCGGATCCATCGGTCCTGACGGCGGCGTCGGTGAAGCCAAGGCGCCCCGCGGGCGAACCGGAGGCACGGCGGGCGCTGGCGAGCCGATCGCTGGCGCTGGCGCTGCAGCTGGAGCCGCGGGCTGACCGCCGCCAAACAGCCGCGAGAGATCGAGCATGCCCATCTGCGGCGCGCCCTGGCGGCCTTGCGCGCTATTCTGCGGGCTCATGTTGGGCCGACTCGCCGTGATCCAGGGATTGTTGCCGAGGTTGACCGAGGCCGGGTTGACCCGCCCATTGATCGGCGGCGGAGTGACGCCGGGAGGGGGCGCAACCGGAGCCGCCGCGGGCGCTGGGCTGGGCGCGCCAGGAGGCGCTGACGCTACGGGCCGCGGTGGAGCGCCCTGGCCGCCGACGTAGGGACCGCCGACGCCGGGCGGCGCGGGTCCAGGCGTCGGGTTGGTCACCTGCGGCCCTGGCATGCCGCCGACGCCGCTCGGACGCTGGAACCATGCGTTGGTCGGCGCCGCGTCATTGGCGGTCGGAGTCGGCGCCATCACGCCAGCGCCCGTGATCGCGGCGCGCGCCCAGGGATTGAGGTTGCCGCCGCTAAGCCAGGATGGGAAAGCGCCGCCCGCGGCTGCGGCGCCCATCGGCTTGCCAGCTTCAAAGGTGTTGTCGGTCGAAGTGCCGCCGGTGAACCGTCCGACCTGTTTGTTCGGGGCGATCGGACGTTGGTTGGGCGGGAAGACCTGCGGTCCGGTGGTGTTGAGGCTGGAGCCGCCCATCGCCGGGTAGCCCATCGTTGGCGCGCCCGCGCTGGCCGAGCGGGGCAGGACGCCGCTGCCTGGCAGCATCGTGCCGCTGGAGCCAGCGCCGGTCGGGGTCAGGCCGCCGCCAGGCGTCGGGGCCCCAGGCGATTGCGGGATGGTGACGCCAGGAGCTGGGCGGTAGGGCGCGTTCCAGTCGCTGCCGACTTGGTTCGGCGGCCCTATAGTCCCGTCAGGATAGCGGATCCAACCTTGCGGGATCCGAGTCTGCCAAGCGTCATCGACCATAATCGATCATCGTCGGCGAGACGCCTTCGACCGCCTGCTGTTGATAATCGGGGTTGCGCTCGTCATGCGCGGCGACCCAGTTATGGACTCCCATCGCCTGCATCTCTTGCGAGCGCTGGAGTTGCTCGACGCCGACCGGGATCACTTCGCCTTGCGCGGGCGCCCCGGGCTCGACCTCCTCGACCCCGACGTCGGGCCAACGATTGTCTTCGCCGCTGGGCAATCGACCGCCTAACCGCTGGGGCGGTTCGTCAGCGGGCAACGGCGGCGGGGTGCGGGAGATTGTGGTGGAGGTGGTGCGTTTGATGGCCATGGTCCGATCCTTCCAATTGATTGGAGGTCCGTCATACTCATGCATGGTCAGCGACCTTCCTTCAAATCCCGCAAAAGCGCAATCCCGCGCAGTCGCTCATCCCCCAGCGGGCAATCGATCCAATCGAGCGCGGGCAATGGGATCTCGATCCGACTTTCCAACCTTTTCGGTTGTCGGGCCAGCGCAGTGAAACACTTTTGTGGCTTGGGATAGTGCCAGACACGATAGATGTGGCAGGCGTCGGCGGGGCTGGTGAGAAAAATCAATCCGACATACCAATGTCGTCGGGGTCGTAACGCTTGCCATGCGCTTGTTGACCTTGCTTGTTCCCGCGCCATGGCTCGCCCCCACTAGGTGAAACGACATCGTTATCGGCGAAATCATCGGGTCGAAAGTTCCAGTTCGGCGCGATCTCCAGATTGTGCGCTTCGCCCATCTTCTGCAGCAGCTTGCCATATTTGAACTTGAACTTGCGCAGGTCGCCGCGCGCCATCTCGATCACCCCAGCGCGCTCGAATTCGAGCAGCACCGCAGACGCCTCGACCTTGGTGCGCGAACCATCGACCCGCTTGATCGCATCTCGCAATTGAACCGGACTGAACCATGCCGAAATATCCATCCCCTGGATCACTCGCGCATCGGCGACGATCGCTCGCGCCACTTCGCGTGATTTCGACATCGTGGCCCGCACCACATTTTCGTCATCGCGCGACGACAGGCTGAGATCCTCCAACTCAGCCCGTTCGACGGCAATGTCCATGAAATAGCGCATGAGGTGTTGTTTAAATGGGACGCTTTGGAGGTTCGCTAGGACTGTATCGTAAAATGGTTTGAGCGTGCCTGTCCAGGCCAAAAATTCGTTGTCGGTCTTATGCATGTTCTGAGGGGTGTGGGACATGATGAAAAAGAAAGCCCGGTCCGCGGCGTCTTCTGGCGTTAGGCCAATGTCTGGCGAGTTGGTCGCCAAGATCAGCCGACTGGGAATGTAGTAGTCGCGCTGGTGCCCGAACTTGATCTGACCTGAGATCTTATCTTCGCGGACCAAGTTCTTGATGATGTTGATCGCGCCGACGCTCTCCATACGCACTTCATCGACGAAGGTGATCAGCTTGCCGCGAAAGGGCGTAACCAAGAACTTGTCGTCGTCGAGCGACCCGGCCTTGGCTTGCCCGGCCATCTCTTGAAACAGCGCGCTCATAAAGCTGATGCCAAACCGGCTCTTGCCGATCCCCTGGCCGCCGACCAAGATCGGGCAGACCTGCTGCTTGATCTCTGGATGCTGGATGATCCAGGCGATGAATTTCTTCAACCACATCATCTGGGCGTCGTTGTCTCGGGTTAAGAGCCCAAACATGCGGTCAACCATGCTGATCGCGGCGACCATGATTTGTGGGTCGATGACGCCCACCGGCTTGACGGCGAACCCGGGGAAGGTGTTGAGGATCCGATATTCGTCGGCATAGCGATCATCGCTGGTCACCAGCCCATGGGCGCGCGAATAGCGCAGATAGGCCCCGGGCTCTTGGCCGGGATAGAACTCATGCAGCTCGACGTCGGTGCGGAGCTTCGATTGCGCATAAATCTGAAATGGATTGTATGACTTCTGACCAAAGAAAATCTGATCATCTTTGCCGTGACGAGCAAATAGCGCCTTGTAGGTGAATTCGAACGGAAGGCCCTTAACCAGAGCATCGCGATCGACATACACATCGCCCGAGACATCATAGGTGTAGCGTTCGCTCATCACCTCGATCGCTTCGACGTCGCCGCCAGCGCGAAAGGCGCGCCGGACTCCGATCTTGGCCGCAACCCCGAGCGTCCGCTCCATCGCCGGCCAGCCCGAGATCGGCGCTTGGCGGTTGCGCTCAAGCTCTTGCTCGGCCCGGTGAAAGAAACCCTCCAGCGCCTTGGGCGCGCCCAGGCCGCCCAGGAACCGGATCAGCTCAGCCGCGCTGGCCCCGCCGTCGACCGGCGCCCAGCACAGGCCTTCGAGGCTCTTGCCCTTGGCGTTGACCGCCGGGCCGTCAATGAACGCCTCGCGCGCGATCCAGCCGCCGAGTGTGCGCAACAGGCTCTCGTCCCAAGGTCCATGGTCGAGGTAGACATTGATCCAATAGCCGAGGGTGGCGAAAGCGATCGCCCGACAAAGGGTTTCCATATTGGTCGCCGGCACAGGCCTGGCTTCGAGATCCTCGGCTCCCAGCTCCATATCGTCGGCTGCGGGCTTGCCCATCGGCCGCCAGACCATGGTCGTCCCGGCGAAGCGCGACCCCGGCAAAGGCGCGCTGTAATGGATGACCGGCTTGGCGCGCTTGGTCGGCGCCGGGGTGTAGGCGAGCTTGGTTTCGACCCAGGCGTTGGCGTTGTCGCGCGAACCGCGGGGCCAACGATCGATCCAGGCGTCCACGGAGGCGGGGTCGGCGATCTTGAAGAGAACGGAGCTGACCGGCTTAAGATGGCCGCCCCAGGCCGCCCGCGCGTCGACCTGAGAAGCGAAAAGCTTGAACCAGACGTCGTCGGGGGCCTTGATCTGCAGCTCGACGAAGCCATCGCGTAATTCGGCCCCGAGATTGCGCTCCTCGCCTTCGACTAGCCAGTCCTGGGTAATGGTTTGCTCGGGCCCCTCGACCGGGACCGCGCTTTCTTTCTTGAACCAGACGGCTGAAACATTGAGGCGGCGTTGAGCGATGAAATTGACGGTTAAATTTCGCTGGATCGTGGTTAATTGTGGCATCGGCGCACCCGCGGGGAGTCGAGATGTCGACCTGTTCGCCGGGGCTGTCAAACCGTGATGTGGACAGTTTCAAATTGCCCTGTTAGATGAGGCGCGAGGCTGTTTCGCACCCGGCCTCATGCGGACCGTCAGACGGGCTCTAGCTTCTGGCTGCTGGAGCCCGTTACCGTTTAAAGCGGCCCGAGTCGGGGGTATTTCCGATTGTATTCAGCCTTGTAGGCCGCGAGCGCATGGGGCAACGTGTTGTAGCCTTCGAGCGCCCGGGTCAGCGTTTCCGACACCCGCGCGATATTGATGTTGCTCACCCCCGAGTGCTGCAGGATCATCTGATAGCTGAGCGAGGGATCGGCGACGCTGGTCGAGATGATCTTAATCTTGTCGCGCAAGATCTGCTCTTTGCTGCGTTTTTCGCCGGGCGTCTTTTGCACCGCCGTCTTGCGCTTGAGCCTGACCGCCCAAGCTTTGACCTGCGTCCGCCATTTGGCGTCAGTCCGCACCTCCCCGAGCGCCGCCGCCTCCATTTCCATCCAAACCTTGCGCACCTCGCTCATGCTCGCTCCTCGCCGCCAACGCCGCGACCGCGCTCGCGGTGTATTTCGCCCAATCCGCCTGGGTGAGATCGATCTGGCGCGTTTCCGGCTTGCCCTCGATCTCCATATATTTTTCTAGGCATAGCGTGCGGTCCTCGACCGCGACGATGCGCCAAGGGCCGACCCACATATGATCGTCACACTGAAAGCCGCTCACGCCATCGCGCAGCACATCCTTGATGGTAAAGCGCGGCGGAAAGATCCCGAGCTTGGCGAGCGCGATCTTGGCCGGATCCGCAGCCAGCGGGATCTGCTTGCCCTCGACCCAGCTGAAGTGAAAGCGCCGGTAGTCACGCATGGTACTTTCGAACGCGGCGTCTTCCTGAAGGTATCGGGGTAGTTTCGGCCAGCGGGCGCAATGCGTCTCGAAACGCTCACGCCAGTCGGGCTCCTCCAACTCGACCGCGGCGGCCTCAAGCGGAGTCATGCCGATCCCTGAGCGCGTCGGCCATTTGCTTCGCCTGCTCGGCCAAGGGCCGCATTTGCCGCGCGCAATACTTGACGCCGTCGCGGTAGCCCCAGAGATACGAGCTGATCATCAGAATACTGATGAGCGCCGCGATGGCGAGGTTGCTAATCACGCGCCATCGCCTCGGCCCGCGTTGGGATGCAAGTCCTGAACTCGCAATGCTCCATCATCCAGAGCGTCTCGCGCTCCATTTGGCGCATCGTCTTGAGCATGCCCTTCAAGCCCTCGCGCGCCATTTTTAGCTCGCGCTTAAGCTGTTTGACCTCGGCCCTGAGTTCGGCGAGGGTCATGTCGCACGGCTTGCGCACTTTTTTGATCGGCGGGGTCAGTTCGACCACGGCTTTCATGGCTTTTCCTCCCTCAAATCCAGGTTTCAACGATCTTCGAGTCGTCGCCCTCGGCGCGCGGCAGGCAATGGAGCCCGGCGCCCTCGAAAACGCTGCGCAGCTCCTCCAAGGGCGCCATCAGATAGCAATCCTGCGGGCCGCCGGGCACATCGTGCCTCCGGGCGCAGAACCCATGCGGATAGTCCTTGGGATGGTCGTAGACGGTCCAGAAGGCGAGCACGCCGCGCTGGGCGGCGTTGTGCTGCAGCTGCAGGATGAACAGCGCCCGCTCGTCGATCACCGCGCTCGCCGCTGAGCTTCCTTGGCCATTTCCTTGTTGACCGCCTCGACCATGGCCTCGGTCACGAATTGCTCCCATGCGGCGTCCTCCCCCAGGCGTTCGATCAGGTCGTTGGTTTCCTTGGCGGCGTTCATGCGGCTGGAGGTCGGATAGCTGTCCGCTTCGCCGGTCAGGCATTTGTAGTAAATGGTGTTCTTGCCGACCTTGAAGGCGCGCGCCAGGATCGGCACTTTCACGTCCTTGCGCCAAAATAGGTTGATCGCCACCCGCTCTTCCGGGGTCAGGCCATCATCGCGCGCGCGGCGCTTGGTTCTGTACACAAGCGTCTCATCAAGTTGAGCCATAGTCATCTATATCGTCCTCGTTGAAGCTGACAAACATAAGCAACAGACATCCCATAAGCTTTAGCCAGCTTCCGTTGAGAAACGTGGTCCTTTAATTGTTTGACTTCCCAAACATCTCGATCTGAAAACTTAATCATATGAGTCACATTACGCCGACCCTTTGCATCCATATCCCGCACATTGTCCAACTGAGTTCCAACGAACAAATGATCTGGATTGACGCACAAGGAAACGTCGCACTTATGAAGAATTTTTAATCCTGGAGGGATCGGTCCTTTATGCAGCTTCCACGAAACGCGAGCCGCATATTCTGTTCCGATCATTGGGCGAGTTCCCTTGTTTGGCCCCGCCGCGCCAATCCATAACCAACAACCGCTATTAGGCTCTGGAATGTATTTTTGCTCAAATCGCAGCGCGATATTCATCGTCCCGTCCACTTCGCAGTCCTAATGTAGCAACAATCGGCCCTCAATTCAACGGTCGACCGAACGCCCGGGCGATCGCTGCGCGATCGATGGCGCGCTCAACCGCCTCGTCGACCTTGGCCATCCCCTCTTCGACCTTGGCGCGCGCGCGTTCTTGGCGTTCGACTTCAAGCTCAATCTCGCGCAGCTCAGCCGCGGTGATTTCTTTCTCCACCTCCATCAAGAGCTTGCGGTCCTTGGCTCGCCGGCTGGCGCCGAACAGTTTTTCCCATTGATTTTTCATTTGCGGTCCTCAAGTTCGCGCGCGATTTCTAACAAGCGATCGACGTCGCCTTGGTCGATTTCATAGATGGCCGGGACCGCCATAAGCCGCTCGGCTAAATCGCGAAGAAAGTCTAAAGTTTCCGTTTCCATCATTGCAGTCCCAACAGGTTGATGAGGATCCATGCGCCGCAAGTCGCTGCGGATATCTTTGAGATCAGCCAGGATCTCGCGCAGAAGGTTCAAAGTGTCGACCATCGTTCTTCCTTGTGCTTGCGGCAGAGCGCCAACAGCTCATGGCTGAGTCGCTCATGCAGGCCGTCGACGCTGACCAACAGCTCGCCGCGCAGCTGCGAGCGGCTGCGCGGGCAATGCTGATAGGTCGCCATCGCCTGAGCGATGGCGAGGGCCGTAGCCTGGACCGAAGCGGCGAGGTCGGCTGAGGTCATTTGATGTGGACCGCTTCAGTGATTTTCAGCACGACGCGCTTCCCGGCCGGGTCAAGCTTGCCGGTGTCGAACCAGCGCTTGGCGTCAAAGAGGGGTTCGAGGGTGAGTTCGAACGCGGTCGCGATCACGCCGCCGTGGCGAATGGCGCCCTCGGGCGAGATGAACCAATTGCGCCCATCTCGATCGATGAGGCGGCACAGCTCCTGGCTATCGGGATAGCGGTCCGCCGTCCCGTCGCCGTTAGCGTGATACCAATAAACTTCAGTCGACACGGGTCACCTCGTAATCGCCATTGGGCTGCAGGATCAGGAGCCAGGCCCCTGAGGGATAGAAAAAGACCTGCTCGTCGCCGATGGTGGTCATCGCCGCAGGCTTGAACGGCGGATCGCCGGGGTAATGCAGGGTCATCGTCATGCGATCGAGCTTGAAGCCTTTAAAGGGGCGATACCCGCCGCCATGGGCGTAACGATCGTTCAATTGATCTTTGACCTTGCGTTCATCCTCGGGGATGAGGATGTCCCACAAGAACCCGAGATCACCGGCGCAAAAGCGCCGGCTGAGGGCGACCCAGGTGGTCACGCGTGCAGCGCCAAGATGCCGATGACGATGATCAGCGCCACCAAGAAACCAAAGCCTGCTCCATTGCCTTGCGCCATTGTCTTCACTCCATTGCCGGCGATGTTGCCGTCACTGCCCATGGGTGCGCCATGGGCAGGAACCGCCTCACCTCCTTTCAAGCGTCGTAGTAGGAACGCTCCTCTTGCGCCGCGTCGATGTTCTCGATCGCGGCCACCACGCGCGACCACAGCCCATCTGTGGTCCGGTTGGCGCAATGGATCGCCCAAGCGCGGGCGTTGGCGAGGCCGCGGTCCTCGATCAAGGCCTCCGCGGTTTCCTGCGCCTCTAGGACGAGGTTCTTAAGGTTGCTCATCGATTGTCTCTCCACGGCGTAGCCGCTTGCACCGCCTCCGCGGCGTCGGCTGCGATGTAGCCAGCGTCGAAGCGCGCCATTAAAGCGCGCGCCTGTTCGACGCTCATGATCGCGCCAGGAGGCGCGTAATCGAGAAGGCAGCGTCCCGCCTCCTTGAGCCACAGCTGGCGCTGCAGCGTGCTGTCGCTGAGATGGGTAATCATCAAAACACCTTTCCAATGCACTCGGGTCCAAACCCGGATTTGATGCTCTCCGGCACCGTGAGCGCCCGGCCACAGCGGCCACAGCGGCCTTCGTGATGCACCTCGACCAGGGCGCTGAGATCGTCGCCTTGGGCCATATGACGCCAGAACCAATCGAACGCCTTAACGCTCGGGGCGTCCTTGCCGACCCGCGCTTTTTGCCCGCCGTGGAAATAGACGCCGCGGCGCAGGAAGCCGAAGTAAGCGAAGTCGGAGGTGTTGTCGGGCCCGGTGAGGACCGAGACGAAATGCATCGGGCCTTGCTCGGCCGCGCGCACTTTGAAGGTGAACCGGGTTCCAGTCTTCAGCGAAACGAGAGTGAAGACGGCGTTGCCGGCGAGCGCGAATTGCGCGGGCTTTTCGAGGACTGACATGAGGCGCCCTATGGGTATGTGTGGGGCGGTCCGCTTCGCTCCCGATCAGGGACTGGACGAAAGAGCGCGCGAGACGTAGCGGACCGCCTATGTCCACAAAATAGTCCCATAACAAGGACTGCGTCAAG